CTTTCTTCTGCACCCTTAAAACAACCAACAACAAGGCCATGAATTGGGTTAGGACGAGCATCACCTTTATAGTGGTAGTCAAACTTGTGGGTATGCCCTACAGTGATGCTGCAAGCCAATTTCTCTACCAGAGCGCCACCATGGTTTTTAGTAGCCATAGCCCTGTTGTCGTTACCACTAGCAACATAATGGCCGTAAGTAATACCATCATACGACACAAGTGCTGGCGCGGAGTTTTTGTATTCGTGGTATTCGTCAAACCAGAGGTCTGTTTGAAGATGCCCGAAGGAAATCCCGTATTTTGATCCCTCAAGTCTTGGGTCATGTGCTATAGCCTTCTTAATTCTATGTTCGTGGTTGCCTTCAAAACCAATATAGAAAGGTTGTTTCTTTTTATTAAAACGGAACTTATGACGCATACGATCCATAGCATCGTTGTAATGCTCAATGTCTTTCTCGTATGACTGATTGATAATTGCTTTTGGATAGTTGCTATCGTAGGTATTCAAAGACCTCATATCAGCACCATCACCCAAGTCAACTACATAATCAGGCTTTAGATCATACAGGAAATCCCCTAGCCAAGAATAACGATCATTAGGCACTGATGGATCAGAGTGTCCACAACTTAGGACTACAACTGTTTTCTTTGTCAATTACATTACTCCCAAGGGTTCAATCTTTTCCTTAAAGTATTTGACTACTTCAAGCGCTTCTTCTTCTGTCTCATACCAAAAGTCCACTTTCTCAAGTTCGCCTTCATCTTCGATCAACACAACAAGCATGAAGTTTAGATGATCTGGAAGTCTTTCGTTAAGCAAGTCGTACTCATCAAATTCTTCCCGATTAAATGGGCCATCAATTACATCCCAGATTAAGATACGGCTATTTGGTTCAGTATCCTTTGTACTCGTCTTTTCCGTATCTATACCCATCTTTCCAAGATAGATCGACAGCTTCATCAAACTCTTGCTTACATTGAGCAATAGTCGCCCAAATACGTTCTGCACACTCATGTTCGTCTATCTCCTGCGGGGTGTAAGGATTACCCTTTAGGGCTAATCTTTTGTTAACGCGACCAAGTATTCTTCCGTAGGGACTATTATTCATTTAGCCACTCCTCTGGGATAAGTTTATCAGCCCACTTAAACCCATTTTTGTTGCACCAATCAGCATACGAGGTAGGTGAGCCTTTACTCAATTTTGCCTTAGAATTAGAAAAGACAAAACGAATATCAAACTCTGGATGTTGCTTCTTAACTAAGAGATGCTTCTTTCGATCTGCACCTAAGAACCTTCCCTTAGTCTCGACAATAATACCATTACTTAGTATCTTGAAGTCTGGCGTGTATGTTCTTTTTTCGTGTACTTCGTAGACAATCTTTAGTTTTTCATACTCATACTCTACAGACAATTCGTCTAGTTGCTTAGATACTTTTTCTTCTAGACCAGATCGGTAGCCATGCTTTATCCCATTACTGGTGGACACCAAATCTCTCCTTCATATCTACGCAGCCACAACAGTCTGGCGTTCTCTAAGGCATGTTCTGCATCACCTTCGTAGGCTTTAACTACAGCATCCCACAGGTCTTCTTCTGTATGACAATCCTGTAGTATCTTTTCAGCTTTCTTAGGCCCAATCCCATGCAAACCAATGATGTTATCAGCACGATCCCCAGTAAGGATTTGAGTGTAGAAGAACTTTGTTCCGCTTTCCTTATCTACCTTAGTCCACTCATTACGACCGAAGTTAAAATGCCAGCAAGGTAGTTGAAGCATATCTTTATCAATAGAGGCAACAACACAGTTATAGTCAAGACTTGCTGCTGCTTTTGAGATAAGATCGTCGGCTTCTTCCCCTTGACTAACAATAGCATCATAACGATCAATCATGTAGTCTCGGCAATAAGACAGATGAACTGGTTTTTCTACACTCTTGCGATTACCTTTGTACTCAAAGGTCTTGGCTATTTCAAAACGAAAATTACCTTTACCTGTTAAGTAAGTGGTATAATCATCAGAAGATACAAAAGGTATGTCAATGGTAGCCTCAAGGATAAACTCCATAAGATCATCAACTTTAGCAATAGCATCTTCTGATGGTTGGTCTTGAGTAGCAAAAGCTGCTCTATAAGCCACAATATCGCCATCTACTAGAACGTGACCCTTGCTACTCTTTTCCATTAGAAACTACTCCAAACTTCTTCGCCATTCCCTTTAGAAATACCTACGTTATCCACATAGGTAAAACCAACCGCAGTTGCTGCCATCTGATAAAAATAGGCAAGGTCTTGTAGGGTCTCTACTTCATCACGGGTAAAAGCTAGTTTACCAGTATGACCATCGAGTTCTTCTTCAAACTCTGCTAGAATAGAAAGTTTCATTGTTTTTTAACCTTTGCTCGAATTACCAAAAGAAGAAAGAAAGTAGCCAACCAAGTCCCGAATGTGTATGGGATTGCCAGAACTGGAAACAGAGTATTTAGTGCAAGCAACGTAAGGATTGGGCTAAATACAATCGCCACAATAGCCAGAATAATTAGAGCAACCCCTGTTGCAAGGTCTTGTTCGTCTTTTTTCATGTTAGAACCCCAATCTAGCATTACGCTACCTTAAACATTTCATCAGCTTCTGCATTATAGCTGTTCCCACTTTCGTAAGGTACATGCTCTGTGATCCCCACGTTCTTCAAACGCAAACCAGAACCATCCGCATACATTTCAAACTGAACCATAGCACGAGTGCCATTTCCGATAAGGCCATCTTCTTCCAAAGACCACCAAGACTTATTATCTGTGCCTTTAGTCAGGTTGACAACGCCAACAGGGCCACCATAGTTGACGACTGTTTCTTTACCCTTGTTCTCAAAGGTTTTGATGTTGTCTTTTACATCGCGCTTCAACTTCATAAACTTACCGATCCCAAACTCTGAATTGCCCTCAATAATACGGGGTGAGTTCATTGGGTTAAGGTTAAGGCCAGCTTCCAAAAGCTCTTGGATTTGTTCCTCAGAGGTGAAGTAGGCGTTTACAATATACTGGCCACCTTTATCGTGTACAGCTTTAGCTGCTTTAGAACCAGTAGGGCTACCCATATCTGCGTTCTGTGGGAAAATCTTTGCATACTCAAGGATCATTTCCATTGTATGTTTGCTCATTGTCGGGTCTTCCTTTTTGTAAGGTTTGTATAGTAATATAACTTCATTTTCAGCGATTCTAGACACTCACCAAGAGATATTTCTGATGGAAAGTGTACTATATTTATATGTGTTGCACAAAAGACTCACTATTAGTGGATGCTTGCGTAAGTCTTGCCAAATTGTGCATCACAGCCAAGAGGTACGTTCAGTTTTACCTTCTCGTTCAACTTAGCAGCCGCACCATGTAGGATAGATTTAACCTCGTCTTGCTTACCTTCTTCTACCAAAGCAACAATCTCGTCATGGAATTGGCCGATAGTCTTGACTCCATTCTTACGACATAGCGCAACCCAAGTATCAAAGCAAAATACCCCAGTGCCTTGGTTCAAAGTAGAGAAGCGATCTTTGTCACTGCGCAAGCTATACCAGAAGTTAGATACAGGATTGTACAGCCACATAGAGCCAAACAGTTCCCTAGTACGTACGTTATCAGAGACCTGTTTAATAGCCCAGTTACGCGCCCAGAAAGCCTCTAGTAGTGCCTTAGCCTGCTTAACGCTTAGACCTGTGCCACGGGCCAGCTTAGAGGCTCCTACGCCATACAATGCGCTGTAGTTTACGACCTTGTACGCTTTGCGAACCTTCTTAAGTTCTGGCTTTTCTCCCCGATTGTAAGCATCAATATCATCTTGAGTAATCTCACCAGCAAACTTGCACAAGTCAAGGTGAGGATCGAAACCCTCTCGTGACATTTCTTCTATGTAGTCAGGGTCTAAAGGTTTCATGTAGTGACGTTTTGTTGTATCCTCTAGGCTAGTCATATCCGCACCAGCTAGAACATATCCATCGGGGCAGGTAAGAACACCACGAATAACGTCACCATAAGGCTTGTCTACACTGGGTAGATTTACCAAAGGCTTCGAATGTTTGAAGCGCATAGTGTTGGTAAACCCTGCAATCTCCGCCTTTAGATAGCCATCTGGTGATACACAGTCGAGGAAAGACTTAAGGATACCAGCCCTGTGAGTAAGCACTGTAAGGCCATCCAGAAGGTCTACAGCAGGGTCTAGTTCGTTCAACTCTTTAACACTCTCACAAAGCTCACCATCGTCTCTCACCTGTTCGATCTGACGTTCTTCACCTGTAGTCTTGTCACGAACAAACTTAAATGTACGAGGTTGCCACCCTAGACTGTATAGCCAATCCTTAACCTGATCTGACGAGTTAGGATTACCCTGTTCCTCTC